CATATATTCCTGCCGTTGAAGAATGACGGCAACGAGACATTCTATTATGAGGCAGGTCAGCGATTGGCTCAAGGGGCATTTATCCAATATGGCAAGGTAGACGGCGATATGACAGTAGCGGAAAGAGTAGGGGGCTTTGGTAGTACAAATGATTGTTAAAAAAGACTATAGCCACCTTGCCAAAAAGATAAGAGAAATACGGAAAGCCAAGCAACTAACCATGGAAGAAATGGGATGGCGACTAGGCACTGCTAAAATCTCTGTATATTTGTGGGAAAACGGAAAAGCAAGACCTAACTCAAAGCGGTGCAAGATTATAGCTGACATGGGTGGCATCACCCTAGATGAGCTATATGGGTTAAGTTCTGACTATGATGAAATGGTTAATCGCCCTGATCATTACACCTGGAAAAAGAAAGAGTGCCGAGAAATCCAAAGGGATATGGTTGATGGGTTATCAGGTATGGCTGCTAGTAATATGGGGAACATCATCAAGTACCTGTATAGAGTAGGACATAAGGATGATATAAAGCAGGATTTGGATAAAGCTAAGCAGTACATTGATTTTCTGTATGAAGATTTGCAAAAGGAAACCAATTAATAGAAAGGTTAAGTAATAGGCAGACCGACATTCGTGTCGCTCTGTTATGAACAATAATCAAAGGAGAAAATTATGACGCACGAAGAAGTGAAGTTGGCGATGAAAATAGCCAAGAGATACTTACAACAATACTGGACTGGAAAAGACTTAGATGGGTTATATATAGTTGAACTTGACTCACAAGAGCAGTACTGGCAATGTTATATATCTTGTCAAACTCTTGATAGACATGGGAGACATCTTAAAATTACATATAGTGGTGCTACAGGTGAAGCAAAGATACAATACTTTAAAGTAGATAACAGTCAAACTGCCATGATATTCCACAAATAACATAGGAGGTAACATGAAAACAAAACTAAGGGTTTGTCCGTTTTGCGGAGCAAGTGTCAACTTGTATATTAATAGTCATGGTGAACACAAAATTGAGTGTGATGGCTGTGGGATTGCTACCGAATATAGCGATGAGAGTTATGTGGTTGATTTATGGAATGCAAGAGATATTCTTCATGAAGCAACTGATGCTAATGATAACCAAATTTATACATTCCAAGAAAGAGCAGACTTGTTGTTTGGAATGATTGAGAAATACAACAAATACGAAGATTAAAAGGAGAAATCAAATGAATACAGTACAAATTTTAGGCAATCTAACAAAAGATGCAGAAGTTAGATATACGAAAGCAGGTAAGGCAGTAGCTACATTTACGGTAGCTGCAAGCAACACCTATGTAACGCCTGATGGTGAGACAAAAGAACAAACCGCATTCGTCAATTGCGTTGCTTGGGGCAAGCAGGGCGAACAAGTGGGGCAACTTACAAAAGGCTCTAAGTGCTTCGTTGAGGGGCGGTTACAGACTAGATCATACGAAACCCAAGAAGGTCAAAAGAAATATGTAACGGAAGTAGTAGCTAACTTTGTTGGCGCTCCGTTGGGTGGGGATGCTAATGCAACTAGCAACTTTGATAACTTTGGTAAAGATGAGAATGTGCCATTCTAATGCGGTTTAGAGTGGTAGGGAAAGCGGTAGGTAAGCAGCGACCTAGGTTTAATTCTAGGTCAAAGCGAACCTATACCCCAAGGAAGACAAAAGACTTTGAAAAGTTAATTGCTAACACCTGTACTATCCATATGTTGAAGAACAGGATAGAAACCTCAAATAAGCCCTGTAAGGTGGTTATCGATGTAATGGCAAGTATTCCTAAGTCATACACGAAAAAACGCCATAGAGAGTGTATAGAGGGCATAGAATTGCCGACAAAGAAACCTGATATAGACAATATAGCCAAAGCGGTTATGGATGGGCTTAATAAAGTGGCATATGAGGACGATGCGCAGGTTGTTACATTGACCATTAATAAGCGGTATTGGGAGCATAACGATGCGTTATATATCGAAGTAAGCGAGGTGATATAGTGGCAGATGACTATTGTGAGATTGCAAGAAACTATCTTAAGCCAATCTGCAGGTATGGGATTCGTATCGATGTCTTGAAAGAAAGGCTTGATACACTAAGAGGCGACCTATATACACTGAGAGCGGTGGATTACTCTAAAGAGAGACTAAGTGGTGGTGGAACACCATCAGGTATCGATGGTGGGATAGCCACACTAGTTGATGCAGAAGCCGCTGCTTTAGCTGAAATGGCTGAGTTGGTTGTCAAAAAAGAGACGGCAGTCTCTCTTATCAATGGATTGCCTGACATGGATTGGAAGAATATACTCACCCATGCTTATGTTAATGGATATGAGAACCAGGAAATAGCGGATAGAATTGCATTGTCGGTAGATAGGGTGAAACAGTTGCGAAGGGAAGCCCTGTATGAATTTGGCCGAAGGTTGGGAAATTGCCAAAAGACTACACCTCATTACACTCAATTACACCCAATTATCCCTACCGATAAGGTATAATAGTATTGTAATAAGTGTTGGTTAGACACGAATTACACTCCTTGAAGAAACTCATAGTACACACAACGATTGCCTTAGCTGACTGCTAGGGCTTTTGTTGTATTGTGGTTATTGAGTATCGTAAAGATCGCCAAGTGAATTGTACTTAGCTAATTAAGAGAAAGCTCAGGCAATAAGATTCAACACTTGGTATGGCTATTATTGGCGACAGTCAATCACTATACAATCGGTGGTGCAGATACCTTTCATCTTGAGATTAATTACAGTACACTTTTCTGCAACTCACTCTTGCTACTTAGCTATCACGATAGTTTTATTTTTTAAAGATTACAGTATTAGAAATATAAATTATTGATTAGAGATATGGAAATATTTACATTTCTTTTGGCACGAGAGTGAGTACCACCACATGAATCAATGGGCTAGACAATAATAGCAACGGCTAGCCAATGACATATCTATGTCTAGTGGGTCAGGAAACACTCACGATAAAGGAGAGTTTCTGCTCTGACCAGTGGGGCGAATGAACTGGGATGGCATCCAAGCCTATAAGGTGGGAAATGTTGATGGGGCAATAAGCATCATCAATTGGAACTACTATGGATGTCCTGGGTATGACAAAAACTGCCTGTACATGGATGGTTACCCAAGAGGCTTAAGGGGCTGCTCTGCTAAAGCAGTAGGCGTAACGAAGTGCGTGCGAGGGTTCGAATCCATCACCATCCGCCATAATTAACTACGAGGGATATATGAAAGAGAAGCTGACATTAATTACCTGTCATGACAACAAGTGTATGAACAATAGTAAGGGTAAATGCATTGCCAATGAAATCGTGATAGGACTTAAAGGAAGATGTAAATCGTTTTCTGATACAAGAAGCATCATGTTTAACAATGGTATTGATTTAAGTTCTCAATAAATGCCATGTATCTCCGTGGATATATAACAGAAATAAGATAATATTCTCAATAAGCACTATCTAACTACAGGTGGTGCTTTTTTCGTGCATTGAAAGGGGGTGTGGAAGTAATGGGTAGACCTAAGAAAGTTAAAGATGTGGGCGGAAGACCTACAAAAATGACAAAAGAGGTATTGGAAAAGCTGGAGTACTACTTAAGCCGTGGCGTAAGTGTTATCAGTGCTTGTGGATTCGCAGGGATTGATAACTCCACCTTCTATGATTGGAAGAACAACAATAAAGACTTTGCCAATAAAGTTGAGATATGGCAGAACGCCTTATCAACAAAGGCTCAATTGGTTATTGCTGATAGCATCGAGGAAGGGGATAAGGATACTGCTAAGTGGTTCAAAGAAAAGACTGATAAGCGGTATAACCCTAAACATATGACTGAGGTAACTGGTGCTGATGGTGGAGCAATTAACATTGCTTTCAGGTGGGAAGATGAGTAGCGAGACTATAACAATCCCATACAAACCACGCCCCATTTGGAAGAACGAAATCCATAAAGGGGTAGAGACACATCGGTTCTCTGTAATCGTAGCCCATCGGCGGTTTGGCAAGACTGTTGGCAGTGTTAATCACATTATCAAGATGGCGTTGATGTGTTCACTGCCTAGCCCTCAATATGCGTATATCGCTCCGTTCCGTGTTCAGGCTAAGCAGATTGCGTGGGCGTATCTCAAATACTACACATCGGTGATTCCTAATCGGATTGTTAATGAATCGGAGCTATATGTTGAGTTGCCTACATTACATAAGAATCGGCAAGGGGCAAGGATATATGTAAAGGGTGCTGATAACCCTGATAGCTTGCGTGGTGCTTATTGGGATGGAGTGATACTTGATGAATATGCACAGTTTAGACCTGAGGTATGGAATGAAGTTATTCGTCCGTCTCTATCAGATCGTAACGGCTGGGCTATATTTATTGGCACGCCGAAAGGACAAAATGCCTTTTACGAAATGTACCAAAGAGGGGTAAGCGAACCTGATTGGTACACTTGTAAGTTCACAGTGTCAGAATCCAAGTTGATACCTGATGATGAAATTGCTGACATGAAAGCATCGATGAGTGAGGATGCGATACGGCAAGAGTTGTATTGTGACTTCACCGCATCAGCATTCAATGTGTTGATTCCGATTGACCTAATCAGCGATGGTAGAGCAACAGTGATAAAGCCTAATGATATGTTAGAAGCTCCTGTTGTGTTGGGTGTCGATGTGGCTCGGTTCGGTGGCGATAGGTCAGTAATCGTTAGGCGGCAAGGGCTATCAATGCATAAGCCGTTGGTGTTCAGTGGCGTTGATAATATGCGACTGGCTGATATTATTGCTCGTGAGATAAACGAGCATAAACCTGATGCGGTATTCATAGATGCTGGTCGAGGTGAAGGTGTTATCGATAGGTTGAGACAACTCGGCTATAGAGTGTCTGAGATACCATTCGGCGGCAAGGCACTTAAGGATAGCAAGTATACGAACCGCAGAGCTGAGATGTGGGATACTATGGCTCAATGGCTAAGAGGTGGTGGCTCATTACCTGATGATGAAGAGCTATGTGCTGAACTCGCTATGCCTGAATATGGATACGATGCTAAAGGCAGAATCTTATTGGAGGCAAAGGACAAAATGAAAGAACGATGCGGTCGCTCCCCTGACTTGGCGGATGCGGCGGCACTTAC